GCCTTCTGAAGGTCAACGTGAAGGAGTGGGGCGGCGAGGTCTACATTCGCGTCATGACCGTGGGCGAGCTCGACGCCTACCAGAAGGAATGGGTCGGAAAGAAGGAAGTCGGCGTGGACAACTTCCGCGCCAAGTTCCTGGCCCGCTGCCTGTGCGACGACAAGGGCCAGCGGCTGTTTACCGACGAGCAGATCGAGAAGCTGGCGGCGAAGTCTGCCAAGGTGGTTGGCCGGCTGTTCGACAAGGCGGCGTCGCACAACGCGATCACCGAAAAGGACGTGGAGGAGCTCGCAAAAAACTAAGCATCCGCCCAACGCGCAGGTTTCTGTTTCGTTTGGCGGGTCACTTGAAAATGACGGTTGGCGAGCTCGAGCGGCGCATGTCGTCGGTCGAGTTCGCCGAGTGGTTGGCATACACAAGGTATTTCGAGGCGTTGCCCGATTCGTGGCGTGAGACGGGGCTGATTGCAAGCGCGGTGCTTGCCCCGTATTCCGCCAAAGGCAAAGCCCCGCGTGCCGAAGACTTTGTGCCAATCGAAAAGCCGCCGCAGCATCAGCAGCAGATGGTGGACCAGATCAAGCAACTGCAGACCTTATTCGGCGGGTGAAGTATGGCGACTGTAATCGGCGTAGGCATGCAGATGACTGCAAATGCCTCTGGCATGACCAAGGGTCTGTCAGACGCCGACAAGGCACTTCGCCAGCTTGGGGACCAGACGCAGTCTGTGTCGAAGCTGTTCGGCAGTTTTTCGGAATCTTCCGAGAGCGCAGCAGCGGCACAGCAAAAACTAGCAACGGACCTCGGGTTCCTCGGCTCGGCGTTTCGCACCGGGCAGATTTCGTCCGAAGCGTTCGCGGCTGAGCTGGCCAATATCGCAGCCACGGCGAAAGCCACGGCAAAGGCGTTTGAGGATGGCGCTTCGGTGACGGCCCGCTACCGCACGGAGCAAGAGAAGCTCGCAAGCGAACTGGATCGGATTGCAAGGCTTGAGGAGCTTGGTGCGATTAGCGCCGAGACTGCCGCTCGTGCGCGTGCCGACGCCAGTGGCGAAGCAGCGAAGCTTGCGGCGGCCGAAAAGGCGAGGGCCGATGAGGCAGCGAGACTTGCCCGTGATGCCGAAGCCATCACGGCGAAATACCAAACGGATGCCAGCAAGCGCGCCGCCATCGAGGCAGATCTGCAGGAGAAGCGTGCCGCTGGTGCAATCAGCGAGGAGACATACCAACGCGCCATAGCAGACGTGACCGGAGCGACTGCTGCCGCAACACAGGCAGAGCAGCAAAGGCTTGCCGTGATGGCAGAGGGGCAGAGACTCGCCGCTCAATTTCAGACCCTTGATGAACGACGCGCTGCGGAGCTTGAGCGAATCGACGGCCTGCTCAAGGCTGGCGCTATTAGCGAGGAGACGGCTGCCCGAGCAAGATCACAGGCGAGCGGAGAGGCCGCCAGGGCTGCCGAGGCCGAAAAGGACAGGCTGGCCGATCTGAGCCGGCTGCAGTCCGAGGCAGCCGCGCTAACCGAAAAGTACCGCAGTGATGCAGACCGTCGCGCGGATGCGATCGCCAAGCTTAACGAGGCACTTGACGCAGGAAGGATCAGTGAGGAGACGCACCAGCGTGCCCTTGAGGACGTGACTGGCGCGACTGCCGCTGCCGCAAAAGCGGAAGCCGACAGGGCCGCGACGCTTGCCGAGGGGCAACGTATTACGTCCCAGTTTCAGACGGTCGAGGAAAAGCGTGCTGCTGAACTAGCACGCATTGAAGGTCTGCTGAAAGCCGGGGCGATCTCCGAAGAAATCGCTGCACGGGCGAAGGCAGAGGCGAGCGGAGCAAACGCCGAGGCGGCAAAGGCAGAGAAGCTTCGGGCTGATGCTGCAGCTGCGGCGGCCCGCATCATTCAAGCCAACCTGACGCCGCAGGAGCGGTACGACCAGCAGGTGCAGGAGTTGAGCGACCACCTCGAGCAAGGGCGATTGAGTCAGGAGCAGTTCAATAGGGCTGCCGCTAAGGCGAAAACAGACTTGGACCGGGCTGGAGATGCGGCCGACAAGGCAGGCAACGACATCGACAAGTTGAGCCGCAACGTGAGTCTGCTCACGAAGATCGAAGTCGGCAGGCTGCTCATCGACGGGTTTCAGGCTCTCAGCAGCGTTTTTACTCGCGTTGCCGGCGAGGTGGTAAGCCTTGCCGCCACGGTCAGCGCAAACATGGACACGTTCAACGACTTGTCGGCGCGGACAGGGATTGGCGTAGAGGCGCTTCAGGGCTACACGCTAGCCGCGAAACTAGCAGGCGTCGATACCGAGCAGTTTGCCGGTGCGGTGCAAAGATTGGCCGTGACGATAGGCAAGGCGACCCCCGGTGATGCCCTCGACAAGTCGCTGCGGTCTATCAATCTCAGCGTGGCAGAGCTCAGGGCGCTTTCGCCCGAACAGCAGTTCTCGGCTATCGGAGACGCCATCTCTGGTCTGCCCACTGCGGCCGATCGCGCAGCCGCTGCCGTCTCAGTCTTCGGCAAGCAAGGTGCTGCCCTGGCTCCGCTGTTCCGCGAGGGTGCGGCCAGCATCGAAGAGCTGCGGGCAAGGGCCGATCGGCTTGGCGTCATCGTGAGCGAGACGCAGCTAAACAACATCGGCGACATGAACGACGGCTTCGACCTGGTGCGAGCCACGGTGGAGGGCATTGTCGGTCAGGTGATCGGCAATCTTGCTCCTGCGGTCACGGCGGTAACGGAACAGTTCCTAGAGTTCGTTGAAACGTGGGAAGGATCGCAGGGACAGGGCGGCACGGGGATCGCCAACGCGATCACGGACGTGCTGCTGCAAGGTGCCGACTACTTCGCGGGCATCTTTGACAGCTTCATGCAGAACTTTGGCGACATTTCCACGACGCTTGCGGACGTTGGCGAGGTGTTTCGCATTGGCGGCCAGTTGCTCGTCACCGGCATGGAAGGATTCCGTGCGGTATTCAACGTCATCCAGATCGGCATCGACGCCCTGCTGATCGGCTTCGGCAAGGTGCTGGAAGGCGTCGGTAGCTGGGTAAGCGAAGACCTTGAGCAGTTCGGGGCGGGACTTGCTGCCGCATCCGAAGAGTCTGCCAAGAAGAACGCAGCCGAGATGGAGGCCGCAGCGGCGAACGCAGCCAATGCGTTCAACAGCATCTTCACGGGCGGCGGCAACGCCGAGGCGGCTGGCGAGGGCGAGGCACAAAAGTTCGTTCAAGGGCTGCGGTCTGGCATTGAAAACGCCCGCCTGCCCGAAGTAAAGGTGCAAGCCGACCTCGCTTCCGCAACGGATGACCTAGACCAGTTCTTAAAGACGGCAGAAGGCGGCACATCGGAGTTCCTTCAGCAATCGCAGGCGACGCTAGCGACGTTCTCGCAAATGGCCGGCGAGGGCGAACTGACCGCCGATCAAATCAAGATTATGAACGGCTTCATGGAGAAGCTGAATCAGGAATTGACCAAGGAAAAACAACTGCGGCAGGAGGCCACAGAGGCAGCCGAGGCCCAAGCGGAAGCAGACCGCAAGCGGCTCGACACGCTCCTGCAATCAAACGACGCCGCTTCCAAGATTGAGCAAGACCTGGCCGCACTTGAAAGGGAGCGGCAGCGAATCAACGAGGCTGGCGGCGAAGACGCACAGCAGCGGCTCGCTCAACTCGATGGCTTGCAGGCCAAGCTCGAGGAGCAGCAGCAGGCTCTGGACCAAGGCTTCGGCCAAGGCTTCGAGCAGGCTTTTGAGGGGGCCGACAAGGCCGTGGATACCGCCATCCAGAAGGCGCAGGAGTTTGGCCAGGCCGGCTTTGACGCTGCCCTGCAGCTGCAGCAGGGAGTCGAGGCGGCCCAGCAGCAGGCAGAGGCTGGCATCCTCAACCAGGAAGCGTTCGACGCGGAGGTTGAGCGGCAGCAGCAGCTGTTCGACCAGCGGATTGCCAACGAAAAGAAGGTGATCGACGACCGCAATAAGGCGGAAGCCGAAGCGACGAAACTCCGCAAAGAGCAGGAGAAGACCGTCAACGACCTCATCACGCAGCAAGAGTTCGGCGGCGACAACGCCCGCATCAAGGCTGCCGAGAATCTTGTGGCGATCGAGGCCGAGATTGCCCGTGCCGAGGAAGACGCCCGCAAGGCCCGGAAAGACGGCGACGACGAGGCGCTTGCCGCAGCGAACAAGCGGATTGCCCAACTCGACCAGGTCGAAGCCAAAGAGCGAGACATCGCCAGCGGTGCGTCTGCTCAACGCGAGGAGTTCCAAAAGCGTCAGGCGCAGCTGGCTGAGGCTCAGGCCAAGCAACAGCAGCAAATCTTCGAGCAGCAGAAGAAGTTCGCCGAGGAGCAAGCCAAGGCCGAGCAGGCCGAGTTTGAGCGGCAGGAAAAGCGTCTCGCCGCACTCAACACCCTCGGCCCGCGTCAGGTGCAGACCGCCGATGTGCGGACGCAGGAAGGGCAGCAGCTTGTCCTCGACCTGTTCAATCAGCAGCAGGATCCGCAACTGATTCAACTGCGTTCGCTGAACAAGGTCATGACGCGCATTGCGGCGAGCATCGACCGCGATTTGACCAGGCTCGGCCAGCCGGCCACCATCTTCCCCTAAGGCAAACCATGGGCGTCGTGTCTTCCAAAGAACTTCCGCGCAAAGCCGAGTACGAGGTGGGCAAGCCTCGCAAGCTCACGCGGGAGTTTGTGTGCATCCTCAGCGATGACACGATCACGGCCCCCACGGCCGAGACGGCGATTTTCACGCACCTCGGCATCGACCTGGGCACAGCCCACCCGACGTACGCCGATCACAAAGTGCGGAGCATGAAGCTCACGGAGGGCTTCGACGGGTCGCCGTACCACACGCATGTGTCGTTCGAGTACGGAGTGGTGACGGCCGACGAACTCGTGACGCCAGTGAATCGCTCTGCGGTCTGGGACTTCGACTCGCAGCCCGGCGAGATCCCCGCGTTGACGTACTACGACGGCACGACGCTGCGGCCGTTGACGAACTCGGCCTACGATTATTTCCCTGGTCTTGTAACGCAGGAATCGACAGTCGTGGCAACGGTCGTGAAGAACTTTTCCTCGTTCCCCTCGTCGTGGTACGCGGTGCAGAACTGCGTGAATAACGCCACGTACCTTGGCTGCCCTATTCACTCGATCAAGGTTCAGAAGGTGAAAGTGGCGACCACGCGAGAGCAGTTCGGCGCAAACCTTGTGAGCTACTGGCAAGCGACGGCGGAACTGCACTACCGGCAGTCGGGCCACAATCTTCAACTGCCCGACATCGGCTGGAACTTTCTCGGCGGCGGACAGAAGCGGCGAGCGATGGTGTTCGACTTCGAGAACAGCGAGTGGATCGCCAGCCCGAACCCGGTGGGGCTCGATGGTAGCGGCGGGCTCACGCTCGGCGTTCCTGCGATCTTGAACCGTCGCGTGAATCCCGAGGCCAACTTCTCGTCGATCTTCGGCACGCCGCCCGAGACACCGCCTGCGATCTAGTCATGGCCGACCTCACACAGTTCGACATTCGCAGCGCGCGGCGGATTGCCCGCGTCGTGCAGGCGGTGGAGCTAGAGCCCAGGCGGGCGAGTCCGCTGACGTTTGATCCGGTGATTGAGCAGCGCAGTGACAAGGTCTTCCGCGTCTGCACCTACACCGGCGACTGGCCGATCAATGCCTCAAAAACAGTCACCTTCAAGAACCAGACCACCACGCCGAACACTGTCTCGGCCGTCAACCTCTTCTTGACCCTGCCCGACAACGGCGAGCGTAATTGTGCCATCGCCAAGGACGGCAACGAGTGGCATCTCATCCAGTGGCAGTGGGATGCGTCCACGGCTGTCAGCAGTGCGACGCTGGGCACGGCGTCGCTGGTGTTCAGCCGCATCAACGTGCCGTCTCTGGGCACGGCGTCTACTGTGACGATCTCGGTCACCACCTGCTCAACGGCAACGGCTTCGTAATGGCGCTCATCAACCAAGGCGGGAAACTGTTGCTGCAAAACGGCGCACTCGCCAGCGGGCCGGCGTGTTGCTGCGGTGGATGCTCAGGCCCGTGCGACGAAGAGAGCCCGTGCCCCGAAGGCTGCGTGTGCGTGGACGGGCAGTGCGTTGACGCCTGCACTGCCCCGTGCCAAGTGCCGGGGCTGTGGAACAGCGGAGGGCCAGAAGATGACATACCATGCCCACAAACGTGCGACTGCATTGGCGACAACTGCTGCCCAGGCTGCGTGGATGGCGGCGTTTGGATTTTCATACTTGCGGCAGCGTTGCGATCTGGAGAGCAGGCCGACCTTGTGATTCCTGCCTTAGACGGGTGGGCCGATGACATCGCCACGTACTTCACGTCGCACGGCTATGAGTGCGTTTCGGTCAAACGCCAGGAGAGTTCAACGCCCATTGATGACGGCAGCGGAGACGACCAAATTTCGCTGGCATTGACTGTATTCAGCTGCTGCGTTGACCCAGAAGAAGGCGTGGAGAGTGACGGCCAATTTCCCAGTGATCCAAACATCGGGCAATACCCGTGGGGGACAACGCTCTCCTGGCATGCGTGGGACTACAACGCTTTGCCGCCATGCAAGAACCCACTGCCATGATCGCCTGCCGCCGCTCTCACCTCGCCGCCCGCTGCCGCGAACGCGGCTACACGCTAGACGAAGTTCGCCCGTGCATCGTCAAGGAGGACGGCGACCAGATCACCGTAGACGTTGACCATCCGGCGTATCCGCGTGCGCCGAGGCAGGGGTTCACGCCGCCTAATCCGGTCCTTGCCGGACCGCAGCACGGCCCCGGCACCGAACTCAAGGCCCTCCTGAAAGACTGGCTCGGCATCGAGTCCTCGCCGACGTGTTCGTGCAACAAGATGGCCGCGAAGATGAACGCCGCTGGCCCCGATTGGTGTGAAACCGACGCGGGCCTTGCGGAGATCCTCGGCGTCATGCGGGCCGAGCACGGCAAGCGGTGGGCTGATGGTCGCACCCGGCTCCCGTGGACTGACTTT